GAATAACAGAAGGATAAACGGAAGATTCACCAACAATAACTCTATTCCCCTTCCTCTCGAATACTCCATACTTTTCACCCAACTCCAATAGTCCGTAGTACTTGTCCAGTCCACGTGAGTCAAAAAATAGTCGTGTTGCAACTTGTGAATTCTCCTTAGTGAAACGTGATTTGTTTGCTTTTACTTTAATAATATTACCTACAATATCAGTTCCATCTTTTTCTTTAGATTTAGAAAGATGAATAATAGTTGATGCAGCATATTTAAGACCACTACCACCACCCATATCAGTTGCTTCACCATATGGGTTCATTGTTTTATATGTATGGTTTGTGACAATCATAGGAACTTTTAGTTTTCCTAGTTTACTGGTAATAATTCTGAAAACTGATTTTATGACTTGTGATTTAGTCATGTCACGAACTTGTTTATCAGACAAAGCATCATCTAATTCTTTTGATGATGCAAGCATACCAAGAGAATCTAAGATAATTAAAAGAGGTTTACGATCTTGTTCCTTTGTTTTAATAAGGTTATCTAAGATACGAATAATTTGAGTACGAAATTCTTCAATGGTGTCTACTGGAAAATGCCAAACACGATTCTCATCTAATCCACGATTTTGAAACATGTCTGATGTAACTGCAGATTCACTATCAAAGTAAAATACAGCACCATCAGGATTTGTTTCTAAAAAATGTTGAGCAATACCAATAGCATAAAAAGTTTTACCTGTTGCTTGTTCACCAGCAATAGCAGTAATTCTATTGTCAGGGATACCACCATTGATACTACCACTAATCATGGCATTCAGGATGTAAGATCCTGTTCCAACAAAACATTGTTTGTTGTTTGTTTCAGAAACAACTTTAGCGTATTCATTTTTTGCTTCTTTAGCAAGTGTTTCAAAGATACTCATACGAATAAAAACTCCAGGTTAACTTCTTTTTCGGTTTTCCAACCAATAGTATCAAGAATAATCTTGAGAGGATCCAAAAATGATTTTTGGAATTGTCTTTTATAATCAATGTTCTTACTGACTTCAAGTTCTGTAGGAAAATTAGCAATAAAAGAAAAAACGTTCTCTCCTAAAATATTAGGAGTTTGTAAATAAACAAACTTAATTTTCTCACCCTCTTGAATCAAAGGATACTTATGAATAAGTTTGTTTTTCTTTAAATGAAAATTGTACAAGAGAGATCCTCGTACATGGATGGGACAACTTTTCTTATACAGGGTAGCATCTCCTCTCCATTTTGTCAATCCATTAACACTTCTAGGGAAAGCAACATCCTCTGGGGGCATGTTATAGAAGTCAGTTTTAAACTCATCAATGAATTTTATTAGATCTTCCTCAGTTTTAGTCATGATGATATTGAGTGCTTCTTTAATCTTAGTTCTGCATGGTGCAGGTGTAGAAGATTTAACTGCTTCAATACCCATCATTTTAAGTTTTGGTTCTGTATAACGGACTCCCTCACTATCCCATACGTTAAGAATGTATCGTTTTTTGGCAGTCCAGATTCCTTTATCAGCAACGTTCTCACGCTTCATAATCATTTTTTGATCATATGCCGACACATACGTTGCCAACTCTTGATACGAACGTTCAATAAAAGGTTCAAATTTTTCTTGGCATATCTTATCAAGTATGGATACAATCGCTGCTTTTTCGCTAACCCGATTACTAAAAAATTTAGTAACGAGAGGTCCAAGATTAAGATATATTGAATCGGTGTCAGATGCAATGACATAATCTACCTCCTCCGTTTTTAACAGATTATTTAGGTAGTCATTCATCTTATTTTCTATCCAACGAATAGAAACTTGACCAGAAAGTGTGATTGCTTCTGCATTAGCAAGTTTATAATACCTAAAATATTGATTACCAATAGCACCATAAGCACTATTAAGTTGAATCTTACGTGCCATTTGGATATTATTAAATTTTGAAATATCCTTAATTAATTGTGGGGTAGGATTCTTTTCATATTCTTGTTTAGCAACAAGCATCTTTTTCTTATAGATCTTACGTTCATTGTAGATCTTTTCCATTAACTCAGGAAGGAATCCTCGAACATCTTTTCTATATTGTGCTCCGTTTGCACACACACATTGATCACCATCAATAGTTATCTGTTGTTGCAGAATTCTATCTACAGTTGCCGATGGATGTTTTGTAGGTAATAACGTCTCTGGTGAGATATTATACTGCATAATAAGATGAGGGTATAGAGAGTTAAGGTCAAAACTAACAACCCACTCATAAAGACCTGGGACAGGTTCTTTAACATATGCACCAGCATACTTAGCATCTTTATCATTCCTTTCAATAGGAGGAACGACAATACCTTTAGGTGTAAGATAATTATAGATGATACTATCCCACATACGAACCTGTGAGTAAACATCTTCAATATTAACCTTAGCATCATATGCAAGATTAACAGCAAGATCAATTAGTTTCATCTTGTCTTCTAATTGATCAACTAATTCAACGTCATGAATGTTATACGTAACAAACTTTTGCCAATTCTCAGTGTAAAAATCTTTAAAAGTTTCATACTCAGAGTGATCAAGTTTCTTTTTACCAAGTTCTACATTAGCAATATGATCAAGTCGATATGATTCTTGATTAGTATAAGTAAATTTTTGATAAAGATCTAGGTAGTCAAGAATACTAACACCAATAATATCATAGTGGATATTTAAACGACCTTTAATTTCTGTTTCTTTTTCAAATACTTTATTCCATGGTGAAAGTGATTTCATATACTTTGTAGAAAGTACACGTTCTATTCGACGACATATAAAAGGAACGTCAAATAGTTTTACATTCCAACCAGTAATAATATCAGGAGTATTCTCTGCCCACCATTTTAAAAAATCACGTAGCATTTCTTCTTCTTTCCAGAAGACACGATACTCTACATCATCTCGTGAATGTTCATACTCACGTGTTCCCCATACAATTATTTTTTTACTAGTAAAATCTTTAATAGAAAGACAAAGAATCTCTTCTGAAACTTCCCTAACATTAGGAAATCCATTTTCAGAAGAGGTTTCAATATCAATGGTATAAATTTTTAACAGAGAAGTATCACAATCTAATCGTTCCTCTGGAAATTTGTCACTAATATACTGATACAAAAATCTAGAATTACCATAGATTTTATAGTTATCTACATGTTTGTATTGTTCAATAAATTCTCTAGCATCTTTTATGGTATCAAAATTAATCTTTTGAGCATACTCACCCTCTAGAGTTTTGTATTCAGTTTTATTATTTGTAGGAGCAAAAAGAACAGGGGAGAAAACCTCTTCATATTGAACACGTTCTCCATGATCGTATCCAATATAAAGAATTTTATCCCCAGTCAAAAACACATTACTGTAAAAGTTCTTCGTCATCAGATGGCAATTGTGATAGGAGTTTTTGATACTCCGAAAGGATATTTGAATCTGGTGTTGCTAATGTAGCAAGTGATTCAGAATATAGTAAAACATTTCTTTGGTTTGTATACCTTGGGAATGTCTTAAGTTCTCCTTCAACAATTTCCATTGGATCCGCTAGGAAACAAGACGGTTCCATTTCCATCTCAGAAATTTGAGAAATTAAATAAGTGCCATTGCGAAGAAGTATCAATTTTATTTCCATTACGCTGCTTCAACAGTTGTTTCTGGAACCTCTACTGGAGGCGGTGCCATTGGTGATTCTTTATCACTCTCTAGTTCAATATTATTCTTTAAACAATAATCTTTGAGAATATTGTCATGTGGGTCGTAGATAGTAACTAACCAATCTGCTGGAATTACAAATGATCTTTGTTTAGAAAGAGGTGCCCAGTGAGTGTATTTAACAGAATACTTTGTACGTGGTCCTTCTTCACCTTCTACTTGAAGTTCATCAGATTCTTCAGCGGTGAGTTGCATTACAAATGGATTTGAAAGATGATAAGCAACAATGCCTTTCTTTTCAGTGTCCATAATTTCTTTGGCGTCAGAAATAACATCTTCGCCAGATTTCAACAACATAACTTTAACGGTCATAGTGATAATGTAGTGTCTTCTAAATGTCTAATGTGGTTTGATAGTTTATCAAGGTATCCACGATTTCGTAACTCTTTGAACACTAGGTTCTCTAGAGCGAACTCTCCACCTTGTTGAATTGCAGACGCTCTCATGTCACGAATTCTCTTTTGAAGTTTTCGTAGAACGTCAGCATCGTCTGCTTCATTCTCAATGAGATCATCAATCTTCTCCATCATATCACGAATCTTGCGAATAAGCAAGGGGTCTGCAAGATTAACCTTAACTTTGTTAGGTGACAATAACCATTTGTCTTGAATGATGGAATACACACCTTGGTTAGCAGGTAGTGGATCTCTCTCATCTTGAGCATATAACTCAACAGGATGAGCATAGATTTTAATGTCGTGGACGAGTGCCCACAACTTCTTTTTGTCTCTTAGATAATCATCTAAAAGATCTGGGCAGTCAGCAATTTGACTTTTGTCTACAACTAAGTGAAGGTCTAGATCAGAAAATCTAGTGTAATTGTAGTTAGCGTTACCACCAACCAGAATCATATCTTTTACTGCATTGGACGGAATCTTAGCAAAATCTGCCCATTTGTTTCCAATCTGTAAAAGTTTATCTTTTACTTCTGGTTTGAGAACGCCATCTTCCCAAAACTTGATATTTAATTCTTGGTTATACATCAGAGTCAATCTGAGTTTTTGGAACGTCTTCACTACTATCCTATCACTTTTTTATTATTTATCAACTACCTCAGTTTCGGTAAGAGTAGTTTCCTCAGGTTGTGTCATCTTAATATAACTTTCAACAATGCTCATCATAGGTTCAGAAATAGAAATAACCCAATCAGGATTAACTGCAATTTGAGTGTCTGGAGTAAGTGGGTTCCACCTAGAAAGAAGAATCTTATACTGACCTTTAATACTTTGACGTGCTTCAGGATCTTCAATATCAAATTCTAATTCAGAACCTTCAAGAGGTTCAATCTTTACACAGTGAGGGTTGTTGAATACAAATGCTTGTCTACGTTGTTTATCATCAACCGCTTCTTGTAGTTCAGTCACAACATATTCCCCAGATTTTAGGGAAACAATCTTTATTGCCATTTTAATATAGTTGGTTTAATTTATATTATAAAGAGGTCTTAACGATTTGTCAAGACCCCTTGTTGATTTATTTATTTGATATTATAGATACTCTTTTCTTGCATGGTGTTCTGGAATAATCTTGCCTAGTGTAACTGCAAGAAGTCCATCTGCAAATGATACATCTTTAACTTCAACGTCATCAGATAGCGACCATGCCCTTGAGAAAGATCTCTGTGCTAGTCCTCTATGACTATATGTTTCTTTTTCTTTTTCTTCTTTAGTTCCTTCAACACATAACTTACCATATTCCGTGTAAACTTTAACTTCTTTCTTTTTGAATCCTGCAAGTGCAATCTCTAATCTGGATTCAACGTTGTTTACATGAACAATATTATATGGTGGATAGTTAGCGTTTGTATTTGTATTCCAAAATTGTTGGAAGTAATCATCCCATCCAATGCTGTTTCTTGAGATCTTATCCATTAATTCTGGAAGATCGGCAGCAGTATATCTCTGAATGTTAGTCATGGTTCTCCTTAGTAAGCGAGTGTAAATTGTGTCCCCGAAGGCGACATCACTATTTATATGCACAAAAAAATAGTGGTTTGGTATAAACCGTACCACTACATAAGGTGTTCCGACTTTAGTAGAGACCGCACGAAAGATCTCACGTATATTTATACATAAATAAAGTAGCGTTGAATATCCAAATTCACAAATGAAAAAAGTATTTATTGCTTTTGGTATGTTACTGATGACGACAACTGCAGCAAATGCTGGCGGTATTATTTCTAAACATGCATCATCTGTTCAACTAACAGTAGATGCAGCAAGGACCGATGCTTCAAGAATTGGTTCAAGTTTCTCAATTTCTGGTAGCAATATTGATACTGCTGTTGGTGATGATGCAAACGTTGTATCTGCAGGAACTATTGCATCAGGGGTATATTCTCCAGGAACCGTTGTGGCAACTCAAGATACCCCAGGCACAGCGTTCAGTTTTTCTCA